AAACAGCCTTAAAACGGCGGGCGATCTGGCGGCGGATAATCGCCAGCTTGAGGCCGCACTCGCCGCCTGCGGGCTGCAGGTCGAAATCATCAAAGACTGTCAGGAGCAGCACGATGCTGAAACCCCAACAACTTCGCCAGGCGCTGACCGACAGCGTGCCGGAGCTGCAGCGAAACCCTGATGCGCTCAACGTGTTTATCGACAGCGGGCGCATCGTCTCGACGCTTGCCAGCTCGCTGTCGTTTGAATACCAGTACCGGCTCAACATGGTTATCACCGACTACGCCGGTAACATCGACCTGCTGATTGTGCCGCTGCTGGCATGGCTGCGAACTAATGAGCCCGACATTATGGCAACCGAGGAAAAGCGCCGGACGGGCTTTACCTTTCAGGCTGACATTATCAGCGACACGGCCAGCGATATCAGCATTGAGCTGCAGCTGAGCGAGCGCGTGATCGTAAAGCGGGCCGACGACGGGCTGCACGTGACGCACGTCGGTGAGAACCCGCTGCCGGAGAATGACGCGCGGCCGGTGCAGCTTTACGTTAAGGGCGAGCTGGTCAGCGAGTTGCAGACATGAGCGGGCTGCAGCTGGTAAACGATCGGCTGGAGGCGCTTATCAGCAGCCTTTCAGCTCCGGCGCGTAAAGAAATGGCGCGAACCATTGGCCGCAAGCTGCGCGCGAGTCAGCAGCTGAACATCAAACGCCAGCAGGCACCTGACGGCACGCCGTTTAAAGCCCGTAAAACGCAGCCGGTGCGCAGCAAAAATGGCCGGATAAAGCGCGAGATGTTCGCAAAGCTGCGCACCGCTAAATACATGAAGACGCAGGCCAGCCCGAATGAGGCTGTGATAGAGTTTGCGGGTAACGTGCAGCGCATGGCCCGCGTGCATCATTACGGGCTGCGCGACCGGCCCTCAATCAATAGTAAAGTAATCAAATATGAAGCCCGCCCGCTTATCGGTTTGAATGAAAAAGACACAATTGAAATTAAAAGAATTATTTTAAAAATGTTAAGTGAACGACTCTAGATGAACTCGGATTTTTGTTGCATAACGCACTAATGCTATGTAGTTTAATTGAACCAAACCTAGCATTATGGGCGAAATTCCCATCGGGCCATGAGTCATGGTTCCGCCTCGTATTTGGACTATGCCCGTCGTTCAGTTCGCTGAGCGGCGTCTGGTGGCCGCCGATCAGCGAACTGAACGACGTGCTCAAGTAGGTTTGGTTCTTCAAATCAAACTAAATATCCGGAATAAAAAAATGATTGTTCCGTTCAGAAAATCAGGTAGTGAGCTTAACAGAGCATTGTTTATGCTCAACTTTTTCATAGAAAAAGATAGAGTGAAATGCCCTGGTGATGTTAGAAAATTTGTTTTTCTTTGTGGAGCGAATAATTCTAACGGTGAGCCTTCAGCACGAAGGAAGGAACTTATTAAATTTGCGGAAAAGGATCTTACCAACTGTCATTTCTTCCTGGCTGAACTTATATTTAAAGAGCTTTCTGAGGATGATACTTCTCCCTTAGATAACCTATTGGATATTGAAAGCGAACTTTCTGCACTTGCTGATTACATCTTAATTGTTCTGGAAAGTTATTCATCTTTCACAGAGTTGGGAGCATTCTCATATAGCACGGAATTAAGAAGTAAACTTATTGTGGTAAATAACACCAAATACGTTAAAGAAAAATCATTCATTAATATGGGTCCAATTAAAGCAATCACGGAGGTGAATAAGAACGGGCATTTTATGCACTATAAAATGAATGAATCAAGCGAGGCGATAGATAGAGCTGATGGTATTGGAGCTATTTTCCCCGACCTTTACAATCTATTAGTTAAACCCGAAAGAAAACAATCTAGAACATTAAAAAAAGAGGAATTAAACCCTGCGACAAATTTTAACAAAGACTCTATTCGCTTCATTCATGACATAGTTTTTACATGTGGCTCTATAACATTAAATGAATTGATAGATGTACTAGTTGAAATATTTGGGAATGGTTATTCATTCAAAAAACATGCACAAAAGCACTTAGGTGTTCTAAAGGCGATTAATATAATAAATCGAGCCAATGGATACCATTACTCACTCCAAAGACAATACTATTTAAAATATGGATTTGATATTGAGAGCTTATCATCGACTTTTAAAACCTTTTTTTTAAAAAATAACCCTGAAAGGATTTATAATAGATGATTCTTCATAAGGTAATTGATGCCGATATAATGATGCGAGACGGTTTCACTGAGTCTGTTATAAAATCCTCTGAGCCGCCTAAAAAATGGACTATTCCCAAAAAAAGTGGAGGTGTCAGGTCTATTCATCATCCATCAACTAAAAATAAGTTATTACAATATTGGCTTTTAACTAAGGTTTTTAACAACCTGCCACAACATTCTGCTTCCTATGCTTTTATAAAAGGGCGATCAATAAAAGACAACGCCCTTCGTCATGCGAAAAGCAAGAACAATTATTATGTAAAGCTAGATATAGAAGATTTTTTTCCATCAATTACCTATGACGATTTTGAGCGTTGCTTTATTAAATATAGGGATCTAATAGCAATACCAACAAAATGGGATAAAGACCTATTGCCCCTCATTCAAGATGTTTGCTTTCTTAAGCCTAGGAAAACCCTGCCGATAGGTTTTCCTACTTCTCCAGCCATTGCTAATTTTGTCGCAAGAGAACTCGATGATATTATTACCGCGGAGATGGCTTCTTTCGAAAAGCACAATCCTGTTTATACGCGCTATGCAGATGACTTGATAATTTCAGTTGCCGACAAAGGATTAAGCAATAAAATAATAGCTACTATCAAGAAGTCGCTTAGAAAATGCAGCGCGAAATTCAAGCTCAATGCAAATAAAATAAAAATCTGTAGCGCTTCCGGCGGTAGTGTCATTGCTACTGGCTTGAAAATCTGTAATGACCATCACTTGACGTTACATAAAAAAATGAAAGATTCAATTCGATTAATGTTAAGCTTGCATTCTAAAAGAGAACTTAAAGAAGATGAATTAAATAAATTATCTGGCTTTATTGCTTTTGCAAAAAGCATTGATGAGCATTTTTATACTAAATTGAGCAGAAAGTATTTTAAAGAATTACGTTCTTTAGAGAACAGACATCTATTATAAGTTAAGCATCTTCTTTCCCCATTGTTTGTTCACTGCTTGTCAAACACATCATCATTGAGAACGCCGTAACCAATCGGCATTCTCATCCTATGAATGAACAAATCTTTGAAGTTCAGCGCCTGCTGCGCAACCTGATCCGCATCGGAACCGTGTCGGCCGTCAATCTCGACGGCGGGCTGTGCCGTGTTGATACAGGAAAAAATACAACCAACTGGCTGCACTGGCTGAGCGCCCGCGCGGGTAAAACCCGTTCATGGAATGCGCCGTCAGTGGGCGAGCAGGTTCTTGTTCTTTGCCTTGGCGGCGAACTCGATACCGGCTTTGTGCTGCCGGGGATTTTCTCTGATGACAACCCGGCTCCTTCAGCCTCTGCCGATGCGCTGCACTGGTCATTTCCTGACGGCGCGGTGATCGAGTACGAGCCGGAAACCGGCGCGCTGAACGCAACCGGCATACAGACGGCAACCATTAAAGCAGCGGTAAAAATCCTGTTTGACTCGCCAGAAGTGGAATGCACAACGCTGCTCAAAACTGCGCAGCTGGAAGTCACTAAGGGCGGCAGGATGAAAGGTGACGTCACGCACAGCGGCGGCAAGTTAAGTTCTAACGGTGTTGTCCTGAATGACCACGATCACGGCGGCGTACAGCGCGGCGGCAGTAGAACGGACGGCCCAAAATGACAACCGTAAAATACATTGGCATGAACCGGGAAACCGGCGGCGCGCTGACCGACCTCGATCATATCCGGCAGTCAGTGCGGGACATTCTGCTGACCCCGCTCGGCACCAGGGTGATGCGTCGCGAGTATGGTTCGCTTTTATCAGCGCTGATTGACCAGCCGCAAAATGAGGCGCTGCGCCTGCAGATTATGTCGGCCTGCTATCTGGCGATTCTGAAGTGGGAGCCGCGCGTAAAGCTGACCGCCATCAGCTTTGAGTCGGATATTAACGGCGCAATGGTGATTGAGTTGTCCGGCAACCGCACCGACAGCGCGCAGTCTTTTTCCTTAACCGTTCCTGTGAGCTGAAACTATGGCAACTATCGACCTGAGCCAGCTGCCCGCGCCTGGCGTGGTGGAGGCGCTGGATTATGAAACCCTGCTGGCCGAGCGAAAGGCGACGCTGGTTTCCCTTTACCCTGCTGAACAGCAGGAGGCCGTCGCCCGCACGCTGACGCTGGAGTCAGAACCCATCGTTAAACTGCTGCAGGAAAACGCTTACCGTGAGCTGCTCCTGCGCCAGCGCATCAACGAGGCGGCAAAGGCCGTTATGGTGGCGTATGCACTGGACGGCGACCTTGACCAGCTCGGCGCTAATAATGGCGTAACCCGGCTGACCATTACCCCGGCCGACGATACAGCCATGCCGCCGACCGCCGCCGTGATGGAAAGTAACGACGATTTCCGGCTGCGCATTGCCTCGGCCTTTGAGGGGCTTAGCGTGGCCGGGCCGACCGGCGCATATGAGTACCACGCCAGAAGTGCCGACGGCCGCGTAGCCGATGCTTCTGCCATCAGCCCGTCGCCTGCTGTGGTCACAGTGACAGTGCTTGCGCGTGAAGGTAATGGCGTGGCGGGCGACGATCTGCTGGCCGTGGTTAAAACTGCGCTCAATGACGAGGACGTGCGCCCGGTTGCCGACCGGGTGAGCGTGCAGTCAGCAAAGATTGTGAATTATGAAATTGTGGCCGAGCTGTATCTCTATCCGGGGCCGGAAGCGGAGCCAATCCGCGCCGCCTCTGAAGCAAAGCTCGCCGCCTTTGTCAGCGCGCAGAAACGTCTCGGCCGGGACATTCGCCTGTCTGCGCTGTATGCCGCCATGCACGTTGAGGGCGTGCAGCGCGTGAATCTGATTAAGCCGTCGGCTGACGTGGTGCTCGACAAAACGCAGGCCGCTTACTGCACGGGCTACACGCTGACAGTGGGAGGATCGGATGAGTGATCGCCTGCTGCCGACCGGCTCGTCAGCGCTTGAGGTTGCTGCCGCCGAGGCGCTGGCAAGCCCCGGCGCGATGAGCGTGCCGCTGCGCCAGTTGTGGAATCCGTATGCCTGCCCGGTGGAGCTTCTGCCCTATCTGGCGTGGGCGTGGTCGGTTGACCGCTGGGATTCAGCCTGGCCTGAATCGACAAAGCGAGCCGTTGTTGCCGCCTCGCAGTACGTGCATAGGCACAAAGGCACAATCGGGGCAATCCGCCGCGTCGTTGAGCCGCTGGGCTATCTCATCAAAATAATCGAGTGGTGGAAAACCGGCGAAGCGCCTGGCACGTTCCGGCTGGATGTGGGCGTACTCGATA